GCCTTTGACCTTCGGAGGGCCTTCGACACGCCGGATGGGTTTGCCGCTCATGGGCGCTTCGGGCGTAGCGTAAATACCCGCCCTTTCTTCTCCACCTGCACAAACCCAAGCGCCCTATCTGCGTCGATAGCTTTCTTGAACGTCGGGTGCTTCTTACCCTTTAGGATCAAGCCCGCCTCTTGGTCTGGCCCAAACCCCCACCGACGCGCTTCCTCCGGAGTTAGGGGTAACCGCGACTGGAAGTGCATCTCACCACTCTCGGGATCGAACAAGCGCTTCAGCCCTGCTTTGATTGCCGTTTCGTGATCAAAGCCTGTGCCCTTTGGATCGAATTTATCAGTCATCGCCAGTTCACCATATCGTAGTCAGTGTCCGCCGTCTCGTAGCCTCCTGCCGCTCCGTGCCCTGGCGCTCGTGGGTCCACGTCGTAGATCCTGGACAGGGCGTCCATCATGTCGTCGTGCGCGCCGACCGGGAAGGGCAGGTACTCTTCGTGGATGAAAGTCTGCGTCAGATCGACGAGGTTGCCCTCGGAATTGGTGTACCATTGCTCCTCCGGCAGGAGGAACCGGCCCTGGCTGAAGTCGGGGATCATCCTCTTAATGCGGTCAGGCTTCGAGATCTTGCCGCCCAGCTCCAAGAGGTTGAAGCGGTAATTCTCGTCGTTCATCCGCTTGCGGATGTAGAAGATGTCCGACTGCATGCCGTACTCTTCGTATCCGACGAGACGAGGCCGGACTTCCCGGTGCCAGTCGAACAGGACATCGATCCGCTGCTCCGGGTTCAGTCGGTCGCGGAGCATTTTGTAGACGTAGAAGTTCATGTTGGCTCCGACGCCGACCGCCATCATCGACGTGTAGTCTCCGCTGGCCTTCTTCTTGCCGGAGCTGGGATCCACCAGGATGTAGAAGTTCAGATTGACGACACTGCGAGCGGGCCAGACACACAGCCAGTCCTCCTTGAAGCCCTGAGCGTTGTCCGCCTGGGGATCCTGGAGCATCTGGCAGGCGAAGATGTACGGACCCATGTCACGGCGCTTCGCCGCCAGCACCTCCGGCTCCAGGAGGACGGGCGTCCCGTTCACGCTGCCATCGACTGTCGCCGGGTGCATCCGGACGAGGGCGCTCTCCGCTCTGATGATCTCGCCATAGGTGTCGTTGTAGTGATACCGGGTGCCGATAATACGACGGTGCCCGCCGTCCGATCCGAGGTTCAGTGAGATCCGCCATGCTTCCGTCGTCTTCGCCATCATCTCCGGGGTGGTGACTGACGTGACCGTGACCACGTCATCGTAGATCAGGAGGCTGTAGTGCTTGCCGGTCGGCTGGCCGTCGACGAGGCCCCAGGCCTCGACCGTGCTCTCCTTGGGGTTCGACTTGCGGCGCACGACGATGCCGTCGTCCTCCGACCACTTCGGAGCTTCGCGCGCCGGGTTCTCCCAGAGGATCTCAGGGAATAGCGCCTTCAGTGTGGCGTTGCCTTCGAACTCGCGCTTGATCTGCCGCAGGAAGCCCTTGGCGATGGGGCGAGAGTGACTGAAGATGCCGACCGTGATCTCCGAGTCCTGCAGGATGTTTTGGATCGTCAGGCCAAAGGTGATGATCGTCGACTTGTAGTGTTCCCGAGACCACAGATCGAGCCGCCCGTTGGGGTTCTTCTGGACGTCTCGACAGCGGTCAAAAAGCCAGTCCTTGTCCATGTCGCCCCGGCGCAGAACGTGGAGCAGCAGGTAGAAGAGATCGCCAAGGGCGAGCCTCTTGGCGGCTGCGGCGCGCTCTTCATCGTCGTCGCAGCTCGCCATGATGGCGGTGTACTGGTCGTGCGCCTCCTGGCGCGGTGACTTCTCAGGCTTCGACGGCGCAAGCATTCTGCTTGATCATCTCCATGACTTTGCGCTTCGGGATGCAGACGCCATACAGAGGGTGCGCCAGCTTCCCGGCGATGGCTGCCAGTGCTCGGCGTCGGTTGCGTCGGTTATTGTGGTGTACGATGTACCAGCCGTACTCGGCGCAGTGTGCAGGCAGCTCCTCTTCCAAGCGGAACTCGACGTCGGTCAGGTATCGAGACCACCACAGCTCCGGCCCGGTCTGCGTGCTCGTGTCGGGATAGCTCAGCTGACGGAAGCTGTGTACTTGCTCGTGCGCCTGGAGGGACGGCGTCACCTTGATCCGGTACGGATTGTAGATCTTCTCGCCGGAGCAGAAGATCGGACGCATGCGCGGGATCTGCGGGAAGTGTACCAGCATCGTCTCGAACATCGGCGGCGGCTCATAGACTACCGGAAGGGGCGCGGCCATGATCAGTGCTCCTTACTGCTCGATGATCTGGTGGGTCGTGTTGTGAATGAGGCGCTCGACGGCGGGGCTGACCTTGACGTTCAGATCGACCTCGCCTCCGACCGCCACTGCATGGGTGTGCCGTTCCCGAAAGGTGTCTGGCATCAATCCCTTGAGGAGGAAGATCAGCAGTGTGTCGCTGTACTTGGTGATGCGCCCGATCTCCTCGCCCTCCGCGTTGAAGCGCGGCTCGTCGGTGCCGTGGTAGGCGCGGCGCTTGGCTTCGTCGAGGAGGCCCTCTGCGCCGATCTCCTGGGCGCGGTTCATCGCATTTCGGAACAGCTCGTCCTGCGCACGGAGGCGGTAGACAGTCGCCCTGGCGACGCCGGTCTCCCGAACTGCGCGGGTGATGTTGCCGTCCATCGCTAGGTCGGCGATGAAGGCCTTGAGCCGGGTGTGCATTGCTGGGGTGAGGCCTTTGCGGCCTGGGGTGACGACGGCGGGTAGATCGGACGCACGCGTCTTCGCCGCAACGTCGGCCTTTGTCCAGCGGGTTATCTTCTCCTTGTCGTCAGTGACTTCGAGGAACGTCTTATCGCCGCGTGTCCTGGTTATCGCCATCGGTTTGGATCCTCCAGAGCGCCATGAGCGCCGCCTCGGCGATCCCGTTGTCGGCCAGGGCGTCACTGTCGAAACCGTTCAGCTCGGCCCTGGCACGTTGCAGGCTCGCCCGCTTGCCGCTGCCCTTCGTGAAGCCGTAGTGCTTCTTCCAGGTCTGTGGCGCGACGTAGACTACATCGGAACAGCAAATCTTCGCAACCGTCTCCGCCGTGCCCAGGCTGCGCCCGAAGGTGAAGGTCGAGGCGACGCCCTGGCCGGGCATGCTGTGGACGTTTTCAACAACGGCACCGACGACGTCCAGGCTCTTCCGCGCCACGACCGTGCGCAGCCGGTCGTACAGCGCGCCGCCGTCCACCCTGGTCGACTTGGCGCTGTGTTTCACGAGCGGCACCCGCCACCCGTCGAAGAACAGCGCCTTGCCCTTGCCAGGATGAGGCTGGACGAGCGCGACGCCTCCGGTGTTGCCAGGATCCACCCCCAAGACAACAGGACCGCAGAGCAGCCTCCCCGCGCTACGCACGGCGCGCGCGGCTCTTCGGTGCGTTCTTGCCGACGCGGCGCAGGCGCTCGTAGAGCCCCTCGGCCTCCTGGGTGATCAGCTGCGCCTTGGCGCGCGCCGCCGACAGTTCCAGGCGAGGGTCCGCCGCCATGAGGCGCGCCATCGTGTTGGTCATCAGGATCACCTGCTCCTTGCGGGTCAGCTGCTCTTCACTCATATCGGGTCTCCTCTTCGTGCTTGATCAATTCTCTGGCGACGAAGACGACAAAGGGGACGATCTCGTAGGCGTCCGGGATTTTGTCCTCCGTCGACTGCAGCATGCCGCCGAGGATAGTCGCTGCCGTCTGCACTGTCAGCATCGACTTCTCCTTCTGGCTGAAGAGCGGCGGGTGTATCGGCTCTGGAACGCCGCGATCCTTGCCGGGCCAGTCTGCTCTCTCACTCATTTCCGGTCTCTCCTTTTTCTGTGATCTCATCGATTTCGGATCCCCAAACCCCTATGGGAACACTCGGCGCTTCACGCGCCAGTGTGTCCCCGATAGGGGACAGCAGTCGGCAGTAGTCGAAAACGCCTTTGAAAACAGGCACTTGACCCCCTACTGCACGACTACTGATGGCGTTTTCGCCAGTAGTGCTTTTTGCCAATGATATCAACGCTCTATCTCCTGACTACTTGCGACTACTTGAGCACTACTTGCGAAAGCAACGCCTTTAGAAACCCCTCAACAGCGGATCTTGGGGGGCGTCGCCGGAGGCTGTCCAGGGTGCGGCGGATGCGCCCCATTATGGCTGGCGAAGTCTTCGGGTTTGGTATTCATTGGCCCCCCCTCCTG